TGCGCTTGAAGGAAGCTATCAGGAGCAGCTCTATCCACTCAAAGATAGCAGCGATATCCTCGGGCTTGAGCATTACGGCTCACCGCCTACGCTGGGCTCGCTTGCCGACATGATGCCCTTCTCCGTCTTGATGCGCTGTACCTCGGCAGCCTTGAACTCGTCGTCTTTGCTGCCTCCCCAGAGTTCGTCAACTTGCGTCTCTGTTGACATGATACCGTAGGTCGCCGCCTTGCCGACCGTCTCGACGCGGCTGTCGAAGTCGGGAGCTCCGTACTCGCCGAAGCTGACGGTCACTTCGCGCTCGATAGGCTCCGTATTGTGTATATTATCGAGCGTCATGAACACGGCATTGATGACCTTCGGCAAAACGTTTTCAAGAGCCGCTGTAATAGTATTCCGAGTATGCCCGGTCACGTCCTTTTTTTCGCGCTGAGCGTCTGCGCTGGACATCTTGCCGACGTCAATGCCGAGAGTTGCCGGAGACACAAGCCCCTGCAAGCACATCAGCAAAGCGTTCATATAAGCGCTCACGAATGCTTCATACTTGATCTCAGGCTGTACTGTCTTTATCTCCTGATTGTTCACGCCCTCAATGAGCGGAGCACTGACGGATATATAGTTATTTCCAAACTGATTCGGTGCAAGAAGGCTTCCATTGTTCGGATCGCGCGGCATCATGCTCTCAGGGATATACTGCTTGACTCTGCCCTGTCTCACTGCGTCCCACCACTGCGATATGACTTCATCGAGTGCGTCGAAGCAGTCAGACTTTCCGCCGTCAAATATTGACTTCCCACGCCCCTTGTACTTCTTGGAAGCATAGAACCTCAGCGGAACTGCAAGGCAATAGCCCCCGTTGAACACGATGTATGGCTGAACCTTCGCGAGGTCAGGTACTGTACTGAGCGGGACTTCGTGTCCGTTCTCGTCGTACAGCCTGCTCTCAATGAAGCCCTTACCATAACGCTCCGATAGCATATATGTACGCTTTTTTGCCGAGTATTCCGTATGTATAATGACCTCATTGTCCTCATACTCGCAGCGTGAAGCTCCGACAAAACCGAGTTCTATTTTGTCTCCGTCAGCAGATACTCGGAAAGCTCCGTCACCCTCGACAAGCGTATCAATGATAGCTTTTCCCACAGTTTCGACAAAGTCAATGTTCTTGGCAATGTCGTCCCACTCACCGGGAGCTTCGATGCCGTCCATATCCGACTTGACAATATATGCCAGAGTGTCCGCGATTATCGCAGGGATACCGCTGTGTACCTTACGAACAGAGCTGTCAGAAGGCACGCTCCCCCAGAAGCTGCCCTGTACGCCGTTAAGCTGATGAAAAAACTGGAACAGCTCGTTTGCGTCTCCTCTGTACCAGAGCTGCGAACGTATTATTTCAGTCTCTCGGGTAGTGTATTCGTTTATGTTGAAACTCTGCTGCGGGGCAGGATTCAGCCGGAGCCAGTTCTTCACTTTTTCTCTCACCCTTTCTCCTATGGTCTCAAATAAGCTCATTTTATCGCTCCTATCATTGCTTTATAAGGGAGCCATGCATACTGGCAGGAGTTGATGCAGTGGTCGTTCCTGTCCTCAGGCTCGTACTTTTCCTCTTTCCAGCTGTAGACGTTCAGCTCCTCTATCATCGTCTTGCAGTGGCTGAGTATAAGAAAATCACCGGCTGCCATCCATGCGCTTTGAAGCTGGATGCGGTCGATGATCTTAGTCTTTTTGAAGGCGGGAATAAAGTTGTATATGCATCCTGTCAGGCGCTTATATTTCCCACACTCGGTTATTGTTGCCTGATCTGCGCTGTCGATATATACGTCCCTTGCAAATCCCCAGCGCTCTCGATTGAGCTCGAGGAAGGCTGTATACTCGACAGGAATATCCGACGGAGTTTTCGGCACTGTCAGCTCTGCATTGTTGAAAACTCTCTCATCAAGCACTATACACTTTCTGTCAGCAGTGATGCCGATGAACGTGAAAGCTATCGTATCAGGCGAGGTCTGAGAGTACGCAGTATCAAGAGCCGCAGAGAACAGCGTGAACTTGTACTCCCGCGCCTGCTGAGCTGTGATGATATTGCTGTCGCGGCAGTCGAAAATAACACCTGTTGCCTTGCCGCGCTGCCCGAGTATCTTGTTCTTGTAAAGCTTAGTTCCTTTCGGAGCTGCTGCTTTCTTGCGCTCGATGTCCTCAGCAGTCAGGCTCAGATTGTCCCGGAATGAAAAGAACCAATACTTCCAGTGCGGTGTAGGCTCTTCCTTCAGGAGCTCGTCCATTATCTCCTTGGGGACGTCTACGGTGTACTTGCTGTACGGTCGGGAGCGGTTAACAAATTCTTTGTAAACAGGGAGCGACGGATCATCAGGGTTGAGTGTAGCAAGCAGATACTCGTTACGTGTGGATATCTCACGCACGAACTCAATATCCGCCCTGTTGATTTCGTCGATGTATACACAGCCGAACTGTGCTCCGAGAGCCATTTCCCACTTGTCGCGATTGTCATATCCGAGTATGTAGATTATCTTACCCTCGAACTTGATGTGCGGAAGCTTGAAGTCCTTGTCGCCGTTTCCGCAGTAGACTGCGTTGTGATGCAAGTCAAGTATACCGTTGTCCTGCTGAATTATCGTCTCCTCAGCCTTGCCGGTAGTCTTGGCAGCTATAACGTGCAGCTTCTTCTGTGACGCCGAAACCATTCTCATGAACTTCACGCCTGCTCCTACGGTCGTCTTGCCTGAGGCTGTGGTGCCTTCAAGAAATTCCGCAGTCACGCCATTGACGCTGTTGATGAAGTCAATATACTTCTGAGATAGTGGGAAGCTACTCTTCAAGCCCCTCACCGCCTATCTGTGCCATTACGTCAGCGAGCTTCTCGGACGGCTCAACTTTAGCATTGACGTCCTGCCTGGTGCTGTAACCGTACTTTGACATCCAGAGCCCCGCAAGCTGTGACGGAATCACACCGAGCTCGAACTTCTCACGAGCATCAGCCTCGCATTCTTCCTTCATGCGCGTAACGATGTCAGCAAACCGTTCATTCTCCGCATAGTAATCATAGAATGACTGCCTTGATATACCTGAATACACGCAGAATCCCTCTATCGTATACGTTACCGAACGCTTCAGTTCAGCAGATACGAATTCGCTGTTTTTAGAACTGAACTCATGGCTCAGCACTGTCCTGTTATTGCAGTATTCTTTGAATTCCTCCCACTTTTCTTCAAGTGCTTTCGGACTTCTGAATTTTCTCGGTCTTGCCATAAGTTCACCGTCCTTTCGCATATAACGCAAAGCCGCCCCTGACGGAACGGCTCGGCTGTGTTATAGGATGTACATTCCACTGACATCTTTGGTGCCCCGCCGTCGACGTGAACGACAGGCAGGACATAAGGAGAGTGGCGGTCGGAAGGGTGGAACCGACCGCTACAAAAAACAAAAAATGATGTGTAGAACAAAAGAAAGGAGACAACAATGAAAACTGTGGCGGAAAGGCGGAGGCAAGGGAGCCGCTCAGCTCCCGAAAGTCGCCGTCCTGTTTTCCGCCTGCTTTCATGGTATTAATATAACACAGATTTTTTTCCCGTGCGTATCACTTTTTATATTTCGTGTACATTTTTCGCGACTTCGTAAATAAACCTGCACCGCCAGCGCTTGTACGTTGCCTCCCCTGCGTAAATAGGATACGGTGACTGATAGCATATATTGTCCCATATTGCCTTCCTGTACTCAGGCGGAACTGCTTCGAGTGCCTTGTCTATCGCCTTGCACATATCGCCGAGAGCTGCGAGCTTGATTCCCTTCTGCTCTGTCGGATTGCCTATGCCTGAGTGAGGCACACCGTCAACAGGAGGAGAAGAATTGAGAATATCCTCGCGTTCTTCCTTGATTCGATTATAGTCGCGAACGAGGTACAGCATACGCATATACAGGTTGTGTGGCAGCTTGTACGGGTTATTCTTCTGTCGCTGATAGTTTCTCACCTTACCACCTCCACGTAGTATATCATCGGATTCAGATTGTGCCGCTTAATGTATGCGAGGGCTTCGAGCCTGTCGCGGAACTCGAGCACTCGGAACATCGAGATGTGTATATATGCACCTGTTATGCCGTTGCGAATGCGGAAGCGGCTGCCGTATCCGTCGTTGAACATCTTCATTTGTCATCATTCGCCGCCCATGCAAGTGCCATCATGAGGAACGTTACGCCTGCGCCCGCAAAAGCACCGCCAAAGAATATTGCAAAATTACTCATTCTTCACCCTCCTGTTCCATATGTCTCTTGCCTTTTTATACGTATCATAAGATTCCGTCCGAATCAGGCACTCGGAGCAAAGAATCAGTTTCCGCGCTCCGTCGTAGTTCATCTGTGCCCTGCCGCCACAGAACGGGCACGGTTTCAGTTCTTTTTCAGCCATTAGTATTCACCTCGCAGTATTTTATCTTCTGCTATATCCAGCATAAAACAACAAACAGCAGAATCGTCCCCGCAAGATCTTTCAAGGCAAGATCTATCGAAGCACCATCTCCACAACAGAATTAAAATATCTACTCGTTTTCA